AAGCAATGCGTATAGACAGCAGCGGCAACGTGGGCATTAGCACTACGCCTGAAAGTTTTGCAAAACTAGAAGTCAAGACATCAACAGATAAAAATATAGCAATATTTGATAATGCTGCTGGGCCGACTATTGGCGGAATAACTGATGCAGGTGGTTCTGCATCATTGCGAATTGCAGGGTCACCTTTAATAATGACAGGTAATGGTGGTTCTGGTGCAGAAGCAATGCGTATAGACAGCATTGGTCAGGTTGGACTGTCAGGCAGTGCTAACTCATTTGACACAACTGGCTCAGTCAACGGACTACAACTTTACTATGAAACAGATACAGGTATTGCAACGATTGGGTCATATTCTAGCGGTGGAGGTACAGACCTATCATTTCAGACTAATAATGGTGGCAGCGCATCAACAGAAAAAATGCGTGTAGCTTTTACGGGCAAGGTACAAACGCTAAACAGAGACTTTGGGTTTTTAAATCACGGTACTCCTGTAACTCTTGCTGACGATGGTTCTATTGTAATAAATGCTTCAGAAGCTGGTTGTGGGTTGTTGGCAATTTACGACAGGGCTACTGGCTCCAATGGTTTGTATAGGGTTGGATTCGGTGGTTCTGCGGTTGTTTCTGCGGGAGGCAGTTTGAACTTTGCAGCGGCAGATAGTGATGGTTCAATTTGTGTATTTGCATCAAGCCACACAATTACAATCAAAAACAGGATTGGGGGGTCTAGGGGCTTTTTTGTGAGTGTGTTTATGGCTGGGAATGACTTTGCAGGATAGGAGAATAAAATGAGTATAACTTATACAGTTGATAAATTTATGATTGACGAAGTTGAAAATGAGGATGGAAGCAAAACAACAAAAAAGTTAGTTGGTTTGAGGTGCGTTGATGCTTCAAACAATGTGTTTATTGTAGATAAAAGACTTGATATTGTTGATGGAACTACTGACGCACAGTATGTTCAGCAAGCATACACTGCCGCCAAGACAGAAATTGATGAGTGGGCAGCCGGTATGGGTGTGCAGGGAATGGTGTTTGATCCAAGTGATAACAGCCTGTCTGATACTTCCAGCGAATAATGGATTTAGTACACATCATTGATGGCCTGATTGGTGTGCTAGTGCTTGGCTTTGGCTATTGGGCAAGCACTCTGAGTTCTGAAGTTAAGCGCATTGAGATATTGCTAAATCGCACCAGAGAGGATTTCTGCACCCGCGCAGAACTTAGCGATAATTTGACAAGAATGTCAGATTCGATTCTACGGCTTGAGGCCAAGATCGACAGAATAATTAGCTCCAAGTAGAAATCGAGAACCGTTATGGAACCTATCTCGACGACCATCGCTGCGGTTACGGCTGCATCGAATGCGATCAGCTTTATCAAAGCTCGCATAAATGATGTGCAGTCTGTTTCTGAAATTGGTGAGCAAATCGGGACGCTTTTCGCAGCACAGAAAAAGCTGAACGATGATCGCAACCAGCAAGCGGGAGTTGGCGACATAAACATTCGCAGTTCGATAGACGCGGTGCTAGAGGCAAAGCGTCTGAACGAGCAAATGCAGGAAATCGCCACCATGATAAACATGAGGTGGCCCAAACCCGCAGACCAGCCGTCCACATGGCAGGAGATACTTTCCCATCATAATCAGGCTATCCGCGACCAGAAGGCTGCGCAGAAACAAGCACTCATTGAGAAGGCTAGGAAACAGCACGAAATGGAGGAGGCAATTAAGGCGGCGTTACTCATCGCCGGTTTTATACTTCTCGTGGGAATGTTCTTTTTCGGACTTCTATGGATAATTGTAAAAGGGTGAAATTACATGAGTAAGTTAATTGATCTTGTGAAATTGCATGAGGGTGTTGTGAAACACGCCTATACCGATAGCCGGTCATATTGGACTATCGGATGCGGTAGGCTCATCGATGAGCGTCTTGGTGGCGGTCTGTCGGATGACGAAATTGACTACTTGCTAAAGAACGATCTGGATCGATGTGAGAGCGAGGCGGTCACATACCCCTTCTATGAAAAGATGAATGATGCGCGAAAGGCAGTGATCATTTCACTCCTGTTCAATTTAGGGAAGCCCAATTTTGACAAGTTCCAGAAGTGTCAGGCTGCTCTGCTTGTCGGCGACTACCGTCTTGCGGCTTCTGAGATGTTACAGAGCCGTTGGGCGGATCAGGTCGGCAGGAGGGCTAACGAACTTTCTGAGATGATGGAATCAGGGGAGTGGCACTGATGGCTCAGAAAAAACTGCAAAAAGACAGCGCATACCAGCACCTCGACAAAAATGACGATGATGTTCTGTGCGATGACGAAATCTCAATGGCTCTGGAGTTTAAGAGACGCGAGTTAGAAGATGCTGACGCACGTCGAGACTCAATGCGGTGGATGACATGGTTTGCCTTGTTTGGCACTTTGAATTATCCGGCAGCTATCTTGATCACCAGTGTGTTGGGATATGATGGCGCGGCGAGAATGATCACTGACATCAGCGGCACTTATTTCGTCGCAAATTCTGCCATCGTCGCGGCGTTCTTTGCTTCAAACGTGTACTCGGATCGAAAGCCGAGAAATGGCGACTAAGCTCAATGAAAATACTGAACTGTCCATGCCCATCCGAAACCTCATTGGAATGGTGGTCGGGGCGGCTGTTGCGACATGGGCATATTTTGGAGTCATTGAACGGCTAAACAGCATCGAAAATAAAATTATTCTTATTGAAGCTGATCTAGGTCAGAACACAGAATTTCGTATCAAATGGCCGAGAGGAGAGGCTGGCAGTCTCCCAGCGGATTCTGAGCAATTTATGTTGATTGAACATTTGTCTGAGCAGCTTGCAAAGTTACAAGAGCAAATAGATGAAGGTCGCGCACCACATGACCAGCAACAAAAACTAACGCTGGATTTTTATAACAAACGGCTGACAAACATCGAAGCCCAAATTGAAAAATTAAGGGGTGATCTGCGTGGTAACTGAGACAATCACACTGATCTTGTACATGAGTGGCAGCGTTGCAGAACACACGGCGTTTCCGCAGATTAGCAAATGTCTAAAAGCAAAGCGCACGATTGAGCGCAACCTTTACAAAAAATCTACAGCCGTCAGATACGCTTGTGAAAACAAAACTGTCGTAATTGAGAAAAATGATGATGGCTCAAGCTACATTGTGAAAATTGTGGAATGAAAGAAAAACTTTTTATTTTAGTTATCACGATGTGGGGAAACGACACCCATGAATGGCACTACATTGGCAATCAAATCGCGCTGCAACAAGAGATGACAGAGGAACAATGTTTATATCTCATCGATGAGGATATGTGGCAAGCCAGTTACGACAATGAATTTTACCAAATGCGAGCGCACTGTTTTCCCGCAGACTGCGCTGGAAAGAAGGAGTGCAAATGATACAAGCACTGATCGGCCCAATATCCTCTCTTGCTGGAACATGGCTTGAGGGCAAGGTTGAAAAGACAAAAGCGGAAGCTGGTGCAAAAGTAGCAAGGGCAAAAGCTGAAGCTGTCATTATGGAGAAAAAGGCTACCGGCGAGATCGATTGGGATTTAAAGATGGCTGATGCTTCTGCGCACAGCTGGAAAGATGAGTGGCTTACCATTTTGTTCTCGATTCCCTTAATTTTAAGTTTTTGTGGAGATTGGGGCAGAGAGATCGTTCAGAACGGTTTCGCGGCTCTTGAGGCCATGCCGCAATACTATCAATATACGCTTGGCGTTATTGTGAGTGCGAGCTTCGGAACAAGGGCAGCGACAAAGTTTTTCGGCAAAAACATGGGTGATAAGAAATGACAAAGCAAAAACCTCTGACAGCGCGACAACAAGCAGCATTGAAACGCCACAGTGTACATCACACAGCAAAGCATATGGCTGACATGAGGCGGTTAATGCTAGCCGGAAAGACGTTCTCTGAGTCGCATAAGATGGCTATGAGAAGGGTCGGAAGATAGCGAATCGAAGCCGATTTGCGATACATTTGCGATACAACCGCATAAGCAAAATTAATTTGCGATACATTTGCGACTCGGCGTAAAACCCGCAGAAAACCTGACATTTCGTCAGGCTCATAACCTGAAGGTCGTAGGTTCAAATCCTACCCCCGCAACCAAATAATCTA